GCATTTGGTTAAATTATTTTAATATATTTGAAATGGAAAACAAAAAACAAAGTTCAATTGAGTGGTTATTTTTAGAATTATCATACACACCAAAAGACAAATTTCAATGGCATACAATCTTGAGAAAAGCAAAAGCAATGCATAAGGAGGAGATAATAGATTCGTATTGTCAAGGATGTTTAGATATGACTAATGATGATACTATATTTCCACGAGAAACAAGTGAACAATACTACAATGAAACATTTAGATAATGAAAACTGAAATTACAAAAGACGAATTAGAAAAAGTAAAGGTGTTAAACCTATTGATGTGGTTACAAGCGTCCATCTACGCAGGTGATGAATGCGAACCAATCAAATGGTTCTATAATCATCAAACAAAGATGCTACTCAAACGACTTAACGACTCAATCCAACGTGAACACGGCAAGACAATCACCGCGTTATGGAATACCGATGGTGCAATACTCCCCGATATAACTCGCCAAATTGATGACTTCACGTTTGAAATGGCAAGTTATGGCTACTGGATGTTACCGGAACTAACCGAGTACATCCGTAAACAAAAAGAAGTACAACCTAAATTAGAAATAAAATGAAAATTGAAGAATTAATTAAAAAGTACAACGTAAATTTTTATTACGAAACATTTGTAAATGGTAATGAAAAAGATAAAACACTTATTGAAATCCCTTGCAAAATTTTAGGTTACTATATTGAAGATTGGTATCATGAAGAAAAAGGTGAACAAATGTATTTATATTTTGAATTACAACCTTTAAATACAGAATGGCAACATGGTTTAGATGAAGATGATATTCATGATATTTGGCATTCATTAAAAACTTTAGATTGGGATGACATTGCAAATAATTTAATTTCAAAATAATGAATATCACACACGATTTTGATAACTGCCAAAGCGAGACATACAAAGAAGTAATTACTGATCTAATCTCACGCGAGAAAATGGGACGAATGAAGTACGGAGTAACGGTGGACAAAGCTAATTTGAGTGAACAGGAATGGTTACACCACGCTTACGAGGAAGCACTCGACTTCGCTATCTACTTAAAACGTATAATGAAGCTAAAAAGATAGCATTCAAACCAATTGAATAAAGAGTGGCTTTGCGCCACTTTTTTTTTCGTTTTAATTCCTCACTTAATCCCTTAGTTAATCCCTCATTTAATCCCTCTATATGGCTCAAATCACGCTCAATTTGTGCGATATATGACACATTAAGCTCATTTATCTTAGTTAACGTTTGATTTTCTTGACATAACTTTTGATTATCTGCGCTCAAAAAATACATCTTGTTAACCGCTAACAATACCAACCGCCTTTCTTTACTTAAAGAATCCAGCACGTTCACTCTGGAGTAATCGTTGAATTGCTTTTGTGTATGCGCTATCGATGGCAATAGAATCATAAAGGTAAATAGTATCAATTTGCTTTTCATAAATGTCTTTGATTTTAATTCGTTCTTTTTCTATCGTGTCAATTCGTGCCTTCAATACGACAACCGTATCTGATGAGGTGGTTACAATTTGTAACCGATTGGAACTGCATGAATTTTTCCCAATAATCCATGCAACAATCAACCCAATTGCAAATGCAATCCATTTAATAAATTGCTCCTTCATGTATTCGATAATTTTTAACGTGAAATGCTTTATTCAATCCGCGCGTAATTATCGCGAATCCGTGATTGTATTTGGAGTAAGGATTGTAATCAGGTGAAAGTTCAGATAAACACCCCACCCCCCAACACGTTATTACCTTTCCATTGACATCGCGCTCGGTGTGTTCAGCAGTTTGATGATGATGGCCGCACATTGCATTCGCTTTCGTCTTGAGAAACAACCCACGCGCCACGTTAACGCTCGGTAAAAATTGTTTTCCAAATTCGTGGCCGTGAAATATCGATAGGCCGCCAATGTTTAATTTGCTTTTGCCATCGAGCCATTTGATGTTATGCTTATCGCAGTGCGTTAGTGTTGGAAAATCAAAGGCATCAATGTCGAATAGCTCTGGAGCTTTCACTCTCATATATCGCCAGTATCGTTCCTCGTGGTTGCCTTCTTTGTAAACGATTTCAGCGTTTGGAAATTGCCCTCTCAACTCGTGTAAAAATGTACGCATTGCATACAATTCATCTTTGAACTTTCTCTTCTTTGGATCTTTGACAAAGTCGCTTATCATATGACAATCGAGAGCATCACCATTCAACACAACCGTATCAACTCCTTCATCGATTCCTGTTTGGATTGCTACGGATAGCGCGTCAATATCGTGGTATGGTATGTGAATGTCAGATAAGATTAAAACTTTTTGCCCTTTAATATCAAAGTGTTTACGACCTTTCGCATATGACTTCGGAAGGTTGAATGGGTTGCGTGGGCGATGTTCAGTAATGACCAGTGTTTTGTCTTTTGGAGTTCTACCATCTTTGCCCTCGATTCTACGCAGTGTATCACGAGCATCTTCAACCCCTAAAAAAGTTTCGAAATGTTCTTTGCTTAATTTCTTCGCCAGTGTTAGCGTTGGTGTGTTTGGGAATCTCGTTCTTAACTCTCTTGCGAGTTTTGTTTTGTCTGATTCTTTGCGTCCTTTCATATAGTTAGTAAGGTTTGTAAATAGTTTTTCCTTCGCTCTTAATCGCTCGTAAAATTTGTTTTCTATTTACTCCCTTGTTGTAACTAACGTGAACCCAATCAGGCGCATTCTCTGTTCCAAACTCCCAAATGAGTTGGTCAAATATACAATTATTTTTTATGAATTCGAATATGTCTTTATTGCATACACCACCCAATAAATCGCCATCGATATCGATTGCCTTTCCTTCTAAATGTTGCGATGATTTACTACCGCCAATTCGCTTGTTCAATTCAGGACTTCTGAAACCGCTTGTAATTCCGATTGGCTTTCCAAAGTGTTCGCGAACTTTATCGAAAACTTCCGTACAAACTAATTTTAGATTCGCAACTTGTTCAGCGTTTGGGATGTTTTGAATTTGCAACACGCTCGCCATATTGCTTTTAATCACTTCTTGCAGTGTGGTGTATTTACTTAGTTTGCTCATCCTTCATTATCTCGTTTATGTCCTCGTTTTTCCTTCCGACTAATGCCTTAATCTTACCCCACAAATCTTTTCCTGTAACCGATTCAATAGATTCAACAATCGATTTAAATTCGATTACTGCGATAACCGTTGCAATCAATTTCGTGATCGGTATTAACTGCTCGATTATATACGTTTCAATTAAAAATCCACTCACAATCGCAAGTTGATACAACAGCATTTTTGTAACGCTGTCGCTCATTCTTCTTGAACGGATTTTAATACCCAGCTTTACCGCTTTCCAAATGCCAACAACCATATCTGCTCCAACTAAAAAACCAATGGTAATCATTAGTTCTTTGATTGGCAGAAAAATCGTTACCAACGCGAGTAACCAATATTTTGTTTTCAAAAACAATAACTCCTTCATCATTTCTTTGTCTCGTATTGTTTCTTCAAATATTGTTTAAGCAATTTCTCGTATTGCTTTTTGCGGTTTAATACGATGGTGGCAGGAAATCTTTTATTGTCCATTTTAATCGGTTATGTTTGTAACTATCACTAATTAAAAAACTACTCTTTCCGTACGGATTACGATCAGGAGAAATGTCGTTGTTGGTGTTGGATGTGTATTCGGGAAACAACGTGCTATTGTAACAAAGATATTGCACCAAACGATTGGTATAATAACGTGCGTTATCACGCGCAGATTCCTTCAATGATTCCATTTCGCCTTTCGTTACTGGAGTTGTGTCCTCACTTTGTCGGCTTACAAGATTTCCATTGTCGTGCTTATATAAAAGCGATGGATATAACTCAACCATTGTCCACCACAATAACGCTTTCAGCACGTAATCATTCAATAATGTTTCGTAATCACCTGCCAAAGTTCCACCGCTAACATCGGATTTAATTTTGTTCATTAAATCAGTACCCAAATAATTCGTTATTTGCTTATCCTGCGCTAAATAAATAGCAGGTCTGATAATGTTTGGATCAACCGCGTCAGTGATTGCGGTGTACTTCTTTAAATAATCTTCAGTGATTAGTAATATTTCGGGTTGTATTGCCATTTTATTCTATTTTATTTAATTCCAAATCGAGGATTATCAGGTAAAAATCCATTGTAAGGCATATCAATTGGACGCGTTTCAACCAAGTAATTGTTGCGTACTTTGTAACCTGCTTTTTCAGCTAAACTCCACGCTTTTTTACGCACATTTGGGTTGTTTAAATCTAATCCAAAACCCTTCGCGCTAATGTATAATTCCTTTTTGAAGATATGGCCACAATTACCCCCCCCTTTGAATAACCAAACCGAATAAGTATCAGCCCCATACGGTCCCCAACCTGGATTAACTGCCTTGTTGTTTAGTGCCATTATATCTTCTTTTCGGTATAACTTATCCGCGCTTATCATCTTGCGGCAAAATGGTCTTGAAGATGCAGTAATGCGACCACTATAACGATAACGCACATAATACGTTTTACCATCAATGACTTTATCTTGTTCGCTCGTTGCGTTTGGTCGTGATGTGCCTGTGCTTACGGCTTGTTCAATTGGTGTAATATCAAAAATATGTGCGAGTGCTTCATTTTCGATATCATCATTTTCGTAATCCACATCGTAACTATCAATTAAAATCCAATCTTCATTTGGTTCTTCACCAAGTGCAATCAAATCTTCTGCGATGTCATCTAAATTTACTTCCTCGCGTTCAATGATTCTCTTTGCCCAATCGCGACCTGCATCACCGCCCCATAACTGCCACGCGATACGACCTGCTGTTGGAAATCCTTCTTCGCCATCGTTCCATCCAGTTGCTTCTTTATCTACTTCGTGCCGTGCGAAATAAGAGTTCATTCGCTTCACGGTATCAAATGACAAATTACGCTTATTGCTAATATCACGCGCTCTCGCTACACCTACTTCCGTGCCACCTCTACCAAATTCCTCTCGCCACTTTAAACCTAATTCAGCTTCTATTGCCATTTCGTTTGTTGGCTCATAGCTTTCATCGACTTGAGAAATGCTTTCGTGTTCGCACTTAACTTTTTTTTTTTGCTCTATTTGAGTGGTGGGAGTAGTATTGGCAGGGGGTGAATAAATCAAATCGTTTTGCGTGATTTCAACCGTTGCATTTATTGCAACAACTGAAAACAAATATTCGATGCTGTCAGTAATCATTCGTTGAAATGGTTCAATTACTTGTTTGGTGAAAATCCACATCGCTTGTTTCATTTCATCAGTATTACTGCCTAATCCACCACCATCACGAATACCAAATAATAAAGGACTTGTAACGCGGTGAGAAATCAATATTTGTTTGGTGCTTTCTTCACTTAAAAATTCATATTGCTTATCTGCATCCGAAATAGGAAATGAAGTGAACTCTACACCCCGATCTCTATCTTCATTGAAAAATGTTAAAACCTTCCCTGCATTCTCCGCTCCTTGTATAGCTTGTTGCAATTGGTTCTTAATCATTCGTTGTTCTTCGAGTGATGGAATACCATTGTTAAACGAAGTAATCAATGAAGGAAAAAAGCCGTTTAATATATTATTAACGTGATACTCGC